GAGGACATTAACGATGAATCATAGCGAGGATTTATAAATGGCAGGATTATCACCAAAATTACCAATTTTACGAGATTCAGCGGACGGGTATGCTTTGACCAAGACTTACCCCGAAATGGTGAGTCAAAATTTAAAAAATCTCTTGTTGACTGTCCCCGGAGAGCGGATGATGGATCCCCTGTTCGGCGTTGGATTGAAAAGGTTTTTATTTGAACAACACAGTATTCAAGTATATGCTACGATACATGCAACACTGCTCGATCAGGTTAGCAGATATATGCCGTTCATTGATATCTTTGATGTAGAATTTTTTGGACCGGAAGAGGTGTGGTCATCCGCACGCGGCTCCGGTCCCCCCCCTGCTGCTGAGGCAGACCTTAATACGTTGCAAATGAAAATACATTTTACAATTGTGCCGCTAGCAGAGCAAGCAACTTTAGAATTGGATATCCAAGTTTAGATGTTTCGCTCTATTTATTGATAGAGGATAATTTACGATGCCAAAAGATTATAAGAAGATAGTACCGGTTAAATACACAGCTAGGGATTTTGCCTCTATTAAGGGCGAATTGGTGGAGTACGCCAAGAGATATTATCCTGCAACGTTTAGAGATTTCAATGAAGCTTCGTTCGGAGCATTGATGATCGACACTGTGGCGTATGTTGGAGATATGCTGTCATTCTATATGGATTATCAAGCAAATGAATCTTTTATTGATACGTCTATCGAATATGATAACGTAATCAGGCACGCCCGTCGTTTGGGATATAAGTTTCGTGGTAATCCAACCGCGACAGGCATTGGAACATTCTTTGTGATGATCCCGGCTTCTTCAACTGGTATCCCCGACACAATTTATATGCCAACGTTAAAGAGGGGAAGCACATTTTCTGCGACAAACGGAAATCAATATATTTTAAATGAAGATGTAGATGTCGCACACAAGAACAACGAGATTGTTGTGGCTCGCGTCGATGATGAAACTGGGCTACCAACTTGGTTTGCAGTTAAAACACATGGTCAGCTTATTTCTGGTGAATTGGCTTTGATGACTTTTTCTGTTGGCGATTTCCAAAAATTTAGGAGAATTGAAATCGAGGCTGATGACGTGGCAGAGATCATTTCCGTTGTAACGACAGAGGGGCACTCTTACCACGAGGTTGATTATCTTTCACAAAATGTTGTTTATAAGCCAGTTAAAAATCCTAATTATGCTGGCTCAGAGGGAGAGGTGCAGCATCTCTTAAAGCCCTTTATTGTGCCAAGAAGATTTGTTGTTGAGCAGGAAGATGATAGAACATTTTTGCAGTTTGGGTATGGCTCAGATTCAGAGTTGACCACAAATACGATAGCAGACCCCTCAACCGTCGTGCTAAATCAGTGGGGAAAAAATTATATCCTTGATGAATCTTTCGACCCGTCAAAGCTAATGGAAACGGACAAGTTTGGTGTTGCGCCATCCAACACTGTGCTAACGATAACATATCGTACCAATTCCACTGGTAATGTAAACGCGGCAGTAGATACAATTATAGAAGTGATTAATCCGTCGCTTCGTTTTAACAACATCGCGGATCTTACTGTTTCGACGATTGAATTTATTCGAACAAATCTTGAGGTTACAAATGAAGAGGCAATAATTGGCGACGTTCCAATGGCTACATCTACCGAGATCAAGCGGCGTGCGAAGGATGTGTTTGCAACTCAAAATCGCGCTGTCACCAAACAGGATTATATTTCAACTGTCTACTCTCTTCCTGCAAAATTTGGAGCTATTAAGCGATGCAATATTTTACGAGATCACAATTCGTTGAAGAGAAACCTCAATTTATATGTGGTTTCAGAGGACCGAGGTGGTAATTTGATTTCAACAAACGATAGTATTAAGAGTAATTTGAAGGTATGGCTTGGAAAGAACAAGATGATTAATGATACTATTGATATTCTTGATGCAAGAATTTTAAATCTTGGAATCGAATTCAGTGTCCTTGGTGATGTTCAGGTGAATAGATATGAAATTCTTAATGCTGCTCGGGCTGCGCTAGCTTCATACTTTTCGGCTATTCCAGATATCGCAGAACCATTTTATATTTCAGATGTGCATACCGTTCTTAAGGATGTTGATGGCGTGGTAGATGTGTTAGATGTCCAGATTAAACAGCTAAGTGGTGGCTCTTACACGGATTTGGCGTTTGATGTTGATGGGAATACTTCGGCTGATGGTCGTTTGGTAAAGGTTTTAGAGGACATAATTTGGGAAGTTAAGTATCCAAACATCGACATTAAGGGGGTTGTTAAATAATGGCAATCAAAAAATATATTGCGGATTCAGACACCACCATCACTAACGCATATGACCCCAACATGTCTGATAGGGCAACGGACGCTAACATGGGCGCGTCTGATTCGATGGAGGTGTTTTCTATATGGGGGCAGAGGTCAAGTAGTGACGACGGTCCTTCTTCGGAGAAGTCTCGTGCCTTGGTGAAGTTCCCAATCGATGATATTTCCACTGATAGAACCAATAAGAATATTCCCGCTTCGGGTTCAGTCAACTTTTATTTAAAAATATTTAATGCCGTACACCCCAACACAATGCCGTCAGAATATACTCTTAGTATTCTTCCCGTCTCCGAAAGTTGGGACGAGGGTTATGGTTTGGATATGGAATTGTATAAGGACGCTGGAGAGGCGAGTTGGGACGATGCAGAAACCGATACTGCATGGGGCACCGCAGGCGGCACATACCATACAGAAAGCTCGGCTCTTCTTGCAGCCGACGCAGCCATGCACGCTAAGAATGTTCGGACACTGTATACGGGCTACATTGCAAATGGTGATGAAGATCTGGAAATAGATATATCAGAGCTTGTAGAACAGTGGATCGACGGGACAAAGAATAATTATGGCGTGGGCTTGATGATGTCTGGCGCGCATGAAGACGGCACACTAAGCGCGTCTTTTTATACGAAGAAATTTTTCACCAGAACAAGTGAATTCTTTTTTAAACGCCCCCGCATTGAGGCTCGATGGGATTCGTCGAAGAAAGATGATCGTGCCAACTTTTATGCCAGCAGTTCTTTGGTACCGGGCGACGACAACAAGAACACGCTTTACCTATATAATTGGGTCCGAGGTCAACTAAAAAATATACCGGGCTTACATGCTAGCGAAACCTTGGTTGTCAAACTATACCGGGACGCTCTTACAGATAACGTTCCCCAAGAAGCTACTGGCGGCTTGACAGACGACACTGGAATTTATTCAGCGTCTATAGACATAGAAACTACGGCTTCAGCTTTACATGACGTTTGGTCTACGGGCTCTACTGAATTTCATACCGGATCTGAGATTACAATAAAAACCTTTGAGGCTACGAACGAAAATCCAAACCCAACTTATGTCTCCTCGATGGTTAATTTAAAGTCATCATATTCTAAAAAGGAGAACGCTCGCTTTAGACTTTTCATTAGAAAACAAAATTGGTCGCCTACTATTTATACTAAAGCGACAGAAACGCTAGATAGTGTAATTGTTGATGCAACATTTTACAAAATATTTAGAGTTTCTGACGCCTTAGATGTAGTTCCATATGGTACAGGCAGCACAAAACATACCAAGCTTTCATACGATCAAAGTGGAAGTTATTTTGATTTGGACATGAGTCTTTTGGAAGCTGATTATGCTTATGGTCTGAGTTTTGTCTATTACCTGAATGGAAAATATGTGGAGCAGCCAGAAGTTTTCAAATTTAGAGTAGAAGAGTAAAATGAGCATTAAAAATCTTTTTTCAGACAAATTCAAGGTAATGTCGCAGCAGAGCATTTCCGATCTCACCGGCAGTGCTACGCCCGTCGAATCTTCTGATTATATCGATAGCTATCTTGCGCGCAAAGAAAGATTTTTACCTCCAATCGATTATGCAACGGCGAGCAACTTTGCAAAGTTTGGCTCAGCCGCACAGTATTCAGACGACGCGATCAAAAGAGTTCACAACACCTATCCGTATGATGGCTCTCTCACGGAGAAAATTGATTGGTTCAATAGATCCAATTTCTATGA